ATCGAACTGAATGGAGATCATAGACGAATTGTTCATGTATGGACAACTAACAGGGAGCAGCACAAGGAAAAGGTCAAGAGCGGGTACTCTACTGAATCAGACTTTTACGCCTACTGTGCTAGAAAAATTAGAGATCTTATGAAAATCTTCCCATGTATCCATATTGCTATGGATGCTGGGGGTGGCGGCATTGCCGTTATGGAAAGTTTACATGATAATGATAAGATAAAAGAGGGCGAACATCCGATCTGGGAAGTAATCGACGAGAACAAGGAAAAAGATACAGATTACAATAGAGGTTTACATATCCTAGAGATGTGTCAATTCTCAAGGTATGAATGGTTGGCAGAATCCAATCATGGCATGAGAAAAGATTTTGAAGACAGAATTTTATTATTCCCAATGTTTGACACCCTTAGTCTTGATATTTCATCAATTGAAGATGATCTTAAAGGTAGATCATACGACACCCTTGAACAGTGCGTGATGGAAATTGAGGATCTCAAAGATGAATTGGCAATGATTCAGATTACTCAAACAGCAACGGGTCGAGATAAGTGGGATACTCCAGAGACAGTAATTGGAACAGGAAAAAAGGGAAAACTCAGGAAAGACCGCTACTCTTCTTTGCTTATGGCTAATATGGCTGCTAGGATAATAGACAGAACCCCAGATGCAGAAACGTACAATTTCTATGGGGGTTTTGCAACTATTGAGAAACCAAAAGACCCTACGGGAAAGCTATATCAGGGGCCACAGTGGTTTACAGATGGTATGAACGGTGTTTACTAGATTTATGTGTATAATCATTCGCAATACATTCTGAATCATTTGTAGTCAAAGGAAACAACTAAATGTCCGACCGTACAAACGGATCTCTCACCACTTGGAATGGTGACGACAGAAATAGTAGAGAAGAGGCGTTTAGAGAATATGCTCAAGCCTCAGAATCTTATCAAGGTATCTCGCGAGCAAACCATAGAGATTTTCTAGATATAGAACCAAATCGTTCCGTTAAACCTAATTTTGGTTCGAACGATTATTACGCTTTTAGGCCCGAAGAGCAGGTTCCTCGTAAATCCAAACGTATCATTAAGATGTGTATGGATGCTTATGATAAAGTTGGCATTGTTCGCAATGTTGTTGATCTGATGGGTGATTTCGGATGCCAAGGAATTAATATTGTTCATGAAAACAAGAGCGTAGAGAAGTTTTTCCAGCAGTGGTTCAAGAAGATTGACGGAAAAGAGAGGTCAGAACGATTTCTTAATAATCTATATAGAACTGGAAACGTTTTTATTTACAAGAGTTATGCGAATATTACGCCCGATATAAACAAGTATATCAAGTCTTTAGCAGAAGACATTACTCTTAAAGTTCCAGATATTAAAAAAGACGTAGTCCCTTGGAGATACAATTTCTTTAACCCCTTGACTATTGATATGAAAGACGGTCAAGTTAGCCTGTTTATTGGCAAGAAAAATTATGCCCTCTCAGCTAATACGTTCTTTGATAACTTGAAGGATGGTACAATTCCAGTAAAAGTCTTAGAGACATTACCATCCAACGTTAAAAAGGCAATTAAAAACCAAGAACGAAAAATAGATCTTGATCCAGATCGACTATGTGTGCATTATTACAAGAAGGACGACTGGCAGCAGTGGGCACATCCATTGGTTTACGCTATCTTGGATGATATTATTATGCTAGAAAAAATGAAACTAGCTGACCTCGCCGCTCTTGATGGTGCTATTTCTAATATCAGACTGTGGACAGTTGGAGATTTCGAACATAAAGTTTTACCAACAAGAGAAGGTATCAATAAACTCCGTAATATTTTAGCTAGTAATACCGGCGGTGGAACTATGGAGCTTGTTTATGGTCCAGAGCTAAAGTTCACAGAAAGTAATTCCCAAGTATATAAGTTTTTAGGCTCTGAAAAGTACCAATCTGTATTGAATAGTATTTATGCTGGACTTGGCGTTCCCCCTACTCTCACTGGCATGGCCGGTCAAAGCGGAGGATTCACCAATAATTTTATCTCATTGAAAACCCTTGTCGAGAGATTGCAATACGGCAGAGATGTACTGACTAAATTTTGGGAGAAAGAACTAGAGTTTGTAAGAAAGGCTATGGGATTCAGAAAGCCTGCTCATATAGTTTATGACCAAATGAGTCTTTCTGATGAGGCTTCTGAGAAAAACCTTCTTCTCCAACTGGCGGATCGTGACATTATATCTCACGAGACTGTACTTGAGAGATTCAAAGAAGTTCCAGTAGTTGAAAAAGTTAGACTGCAAAGAGAAGACAAAGCTAGGGATAATGAGAAATTTCCACCCAAAGCTAGTCCATTCCATAATGCAAACCAAAAGTTTGAGATGGAAAAAATGGATAAGCAAGGTGAGCAACAAGAAAAACTTGCAGAAAAGAAAGAATCTCAAAAGCCAAAAAATGATAACGGAAGACCACCTCAAAAGCAAGATGACGGACCAAGAAAGAGAAGGGTAGACACACCAAGAACCAGTCCGGGAGTTGCGGAATTATTCTTATGGGCTACAAAAGCATTTGATGCAACTTCTTTGATACGAGATGGTTATATTGCTCAAAAAGGGAGATCAAACGTTCGCCAATTAACAAAATCAGAGGTGGATGAACTTGAAAACCTCAGACTTGGCACTCTTCTCAACTTAGAGCCCCTGTCCGAGATAAACGACGATGTTATCTACGAAGCAATATCTAGAGAGTTTAAGGAAATCCCCAAAGAACTGAAAGGTGCTAGGGCAAACTCAAAAGGTATAGATGATTACAGAAAACTAGTCGTAGCAAACTATGTTGAGTCACTTCTAATGAAAATTTGACGTTTTTGTGAAAATTTATTTTTTTTGTGTATAATGCTTTGAGGTAATTAATATGACAATAAAAACATTCCAAAAAGAGATAGATGACGGTATTGGTGAGCTTGTAAAAAGCACTGCCAGTGTTGCGTATTGCTCTGAGGCTATTAAGGCTGACGCTTTTAAAGTTCCAGTCAGTATTTCCGACAGAGCTTTTGCTGAAAATAAAGACCAGATTGACCTTTATTACCTAGAGTCAGTTTTGGTATCAACTGGATGGAATAAAAACGACGATGTGTTTACATCGGACTCTACTTGGGCTGCTAGAAATACCCCCGAAGACAAGCAGTTCAATTTTATGCACGATGAGAATGACATTATTGGTCATATCACTGGAAGCTATGTTTTAACCAAGGATGGTAAAGCTCTAGCTGATGACGCAGAGGCCCCACAAGAGTTTGATATTATCACTCAGGCGGTTCTCTACAACAGTTGGACCGGTGATGAAAACAGAGATAGGATGGGCAAAATTATTGCTGAGATCCAAGACGGAAAATGGTACGTTTCTATGGAATGTCTATTTTCTGGATTTGATTATGCATTAATTAACGAAAAGGGTGTTGCTAAAGTTCTCGCTAGAGACGAAGGCTCCTCTTTTTTAACCAAACATCTCAGAGCTTATGGTGGATCGGGTGAATATGAGGGATATAAGCTGGGGCGTGCTCTTTCTAATATTTCATTTTCTGGGAAAGGTTTGGTTTCTAAACCAGCTAATCCAAGAAGTGTAATTTTGCGTGATAGCAGTACCGCCAATATTAACGTAGATCATAATTCTAAACTTTCAATAGGAGAATTACAAATGTCAGATGTTTTGACAGAACAATTAGCCGAAGTGAAGGCACAGCTTGAAGCTGCTAAAGCCGAAAACGAAGCTATTAAAGTTAAAATCGAAGAAGCAAAAGATAAAGAGTTTGCTACTAAGGTTGAAGCCTTTGAAAGTGCTGCCGATGATAGCAAAGCTACTATCGACACACTTAATGAAACAATTAAGTCAACACAAGCTCGTGTTGCTGAGTTGGAAGATTCTCTTCAAACGTCACAGTCCGAATTGGCAGAAGCCATGAAGGAAATGGACGATATGAAGAAGAAAGAAAAAATGGATAAGCGTAAAGCTGGTCTTGTTGAGGCTGGTTTGGAAGAAGAAGAAGTCGCTGAGACTCTTGCTTCATTCGATGGGCTTTCCGATGAGGCTTTCGATCAAATCGTTGCCATGATGAAAAAGAAGGGCATGAAGAAGTACGGCAAGAAGGATGACGAAGCAGAAGCGATGCCCGAAGAGGTAAAGGAAGCTATCGAAAAGAAGAAAAAAGAAAAGGAAGCTAAAGCTGATGAAGCTGAAGCAGAACTTTCTGAAGATGCATTTGATAATGTAGAAACCAGCGAAGCCACTCTCGTAGAGGCAGAGCAAACCGACGAACTTGAAACAGCGAGAGCTTCTGTCTCAGACTGGTTCTCAAATCACGTACTAAACAAGTAAAATTTATAGGAGATTATAACTATGGCTCTTAAAGCAGATAGATACGAAGAATCTACCGACATCAGTTATTTTATGACTGCCGCTACCGGTGATCGTGGAGGCGTTGTTTGTCTTGATTTGCTCAGTGCTTCCGGTGCTGCAATGGATCAGGGCGATAACACCGTTTCTTACCAAGCTGCCGCTGTAACCGATGTTCCAGTAGGAGTTCTTTTGAACGATGTTGTTAACAAAGATTTAACTCGCACCCACCTTAATCAGTACAAGGATGAAGTGCAGCTTGGCGGTAAAGTTACCGTCATGACTCGTGGCTGGGTCGTTACCAATAAGGTAACTGGCACACCAACTGCGGGTGACTTAGCCTATGCTTCTGAAACCATTGGCGAAATCGCTAATGTAGCTGCTGATGCACAGGCTTCTGGAAACTTGGCTATTGGTCGATTCATGTCCTCTAAGGACGCTGATGGATATGCTAAAGTTTATGTCAACCTTCCTAACCACGGCCCACTTGCGTAAGCCACAACTAAAGGAGATATTAAACATGTCATATACTGAAAGACCTAGTGATGAATTCCTCAGTCTTTATCAGAAGACTGGTGATAATGACCAGAATGTAGCTTACGCTGCACAGCGTGAGTTTGCTAAAGCGTTAGAACTACCTTTGCGAAAAGGCGTTCTGATTGGTAATATTCTCGGAAATATTTTCGAGACTATTAATGTCGAGCCCGGAGCTACTACTGAGTATCCTCTCGACCTAATTTCACCGGGACTCGAAGGTGAGCACGTTGCTTACACCAATCCCGGTCATGGCCGTATTCCTGAGCGTGCGGTTGAAAGCGATTACGTCATGATCCCGACCTACAGCATTACTTCGAGCATTGATTACTTGCTCCGTTATGCTCGTGAGGCTCGTTGGGATGTGGCTGGTCGTGCTGCACAGGTCATGGAAGCTGGCTTTGTCAAGAAGATGAACGATGACGGGTGGCACACACTATTGGCTGCTGGTGTTGATCGTAACATCTTGGTTTACGACGGTGATGCTACCGCAGGCTTGTTCTCTAAGCGTCTGGTTTCTCTGATGCAGACTGTTATGCGTCGTAATGCTGGTGGAAACACTGGCTCTGCTAATCGTGGTCGTCTGAGCGACTTGTACGTTTCTCCAGAAGCACTCGAAGACGTGCGAAACTGGGGACTGGATCAGGTTGACGAAGTAACTCGTCGCGAGATCTACACCGCAAGCGAAGGTGGTGCTCCAATCACTCGCATTTACGGTGTTAACCTTCACGATCTTGATGAGCTTGGTGAAGGTCAAGAGTACCAAGACTTCTTCACGAGTGGTCTTGGTGGTGCTGTAGAGGCTTCTGACCTCGAATTGGTTGTTGGTCTGGATCAGGGTGCTAACGACAGCTTCGTTATGCCAATGAAGCAGGCTCTTCAGGTCTTTGAAGACCCAGCCCTGCACCGTCAACAGAGAGTTGGCTACTACGGATGGGCTGAACTTGGATTTGGTGTTCTGGATAATCGCCGCATTATCCTCGGCTCCTTCTAGGTTTATAGGCTTATCTACCTATACAAGAGAGTCATTCCCATTAGATTGGGAATGGCTCTTTTTTTGTGTATAATAGTTTGTAATTCGCGTTTTACACTAAAAGGATCTTTTAAAGGGGATGATATATTATGACCGCTTTTTCTGACTATTTGGAGTCTGGTCTTCTTCACCATGTGTTTAGAGGTCAAGATTTTCCAAAACCAGCCAATGTAGCTATAGCACTTTGTAGTGGAGTTCCAAGAGACTCTGACACTGGCGTTTCCCAATATGCAAATGGAGGTACGCTTCCAGAAATACCATCTGGAAATTCACTAGGCAATTCTACAGGCTACGAGAGAAAAGATCTTGGAGACCCATCCGTACTGGGCAATTCTGTCTGGACATATGACTCAGATGACCACGACGCTGGAAGTGGCCTAATTAAAAATACTGATACAATATTATTTGGCACTGCCACCCAAGACTGGGGTTGGGTATCTGGAATCGCCATTGTTGATTCTGGAGACTATGGAACTGGCAACATGCTTATGTATGCAGAATTGAGCAATCCAAGAATCATTTACCAAGGTGACACAGTAAAGTTTGATTTATCAACACTGCAAATTAAATTCAAATAGAGATAAATTATGATTTTGTCAAAAGCAGAGTACATTAGCTCTATAAATTCCTTGTTGCCTGACAATGGCACTCAAGAAATTTCGCCTCTCGACTTACGCACCAGTTTACTTAACTTAATTGATTCTGTACCAAATTTCATAAATGGTACTAGGATAAGCACTCTAAATTTTAATACTCCAGATACAAGAACTACGCTTGCGGGTAACGAAGCGTTAAATAACATGTTCTTGGCTGGAAGAATCAGTGTTGATAATTCTGCTTTTGGTTACGCATCTTTAAGAAATAACTATACAGGTAGCGGTAACACTGCTGTTGGCAGTTATTCTTTATCATGTAATTTTTATGGTGATTCCAATACAGCAATTGGTCTTTCTTCTCTTGCTGGGAATACAACTGGCTCTGGAAATGTTGGATTAGGTAGTTATACACTGCATAACAACAAGAAGGGACATTTCAACGTAGCGATTGGTCACGGTGCAGGTTGGTATATTGGGCAAGAGGTTGATTATGCTTTTGTAGTAGCTTCTACACCAATCAACGTAGATGGAACCTGTGACGATAATGGCAACCCTATCTATTCTGGAGAGGCACCACTACTTTACGGTAATCTAGATGCTTCTAATCATCAACTTGCAGTGGGAACAAATTCTATACATAGTTTTGGTATGCTTCAGGTTTCTGGCGGCATAGCACCAACTATTGGATCTGAATTCAATCTTGGTTTCGATGGTTACAGATGGTCATCCGTTAATGAAGAAGTATTCTTCTCTGGAGATGCCGTAGGAATTGGAGGTCAACCTTCCGGTGCTGCTCAAGGTGTAGCTGATGGAAAAATGACGGTCTATGGAGATCTAGTACCAAATATCACTGACAGATATGCATTGGGTCATCCAGAGTTAAGATGGGATGGTTATTTTAACGATGTGGTTATTAGTGGTCAGGCTTTTATTAATGACGCGACTTACAATAATATATCAGAATGTCTTTATGAGTGTAAAACGCTTCACTTGGCAACAAGTGGTTTTTGTGATCCAGAAGATGATGGTTTCCACAACTCTGCCGTTTGCGGCTTTTTAGATGACGTATCTTTAGATGGTGCAGGTTTTGAGGTCCACTCTAGCGGATCAGATTATCGACGAGATTACATTTTTGCTTATAGACAACCAGACCCTACACTAGATTGTCTTCCAATAGATACCCCTTACTCAAGATCTAGATTTGAATCCAATGTTTCTTTAGAAGTTACATCTGGCAACGCACTGATAACAGAAAGAGTGTTAGGTCGCGAAGTAGCCTCTATGGTCGTCCAAAGTGGCTGCATGGGAGTATTTTTAGAAGGATACGAACCTTCTGGACAAAGAGTTGTCGTGTCTCAAGAGTCACATTTTTCTAATAGTTATACAACCCTAAATGATGCAAACTTTATTGCTAGATCTGGTACAGATATTATAGAGGGCAACCCAAGTGGCTACGATTATACCGTCATGTACGGAACTGTGGATTCCGGTGTTCAGGTGGCACAAAGGTTCGCAAGCAGAATAAAAAGCTCTAGTACAGTTCGTGGCTTTAGTATTGTTTATCACGACGAATTTGATCAGGAATAAATAATGAGAGATAGACTATCAATACATTTAGATAACGGTCAGTCTGACGTAAGAGAAGCTGTTACCATTTTAAGAAATGGCGGCACATCTTCCCAGTCTGGCTTAGTCGGTATAACCAACGCAGTTTATGACCCAAATACTGGAGCCGCATATATTCCAGAGACTATATTTAATATTCAGTCTACTGGTGATTCTAACATTCGATTTTCTAGTGGGCCATCTACAGCATATAGAAGTTGTTTAGAGCTTTTAGCTGTTGGAAACGAAAGAGCTTCTGGTTTACACTTTAGCTACGATCCAGAGTTTGACAATGCTTTTATTGACAACGATACGGGTTATGGCTATTTCGAACCATGTGTGAACCCCGGAGTCACAGACAAGACTGTTGCTGACTTCTCTCTTATTCGCCCAAGCGGTCAAGAAGGTATGGAGTTTTCCCATATCTCCCTTTCAGAACGTGGTTATGTTAGCATTGGATTAACAAGGGTTCACGAACAGCGACACTTTGAGGCTAATGCACCTCTCACAGTTGCTTACGTGTGCGATGGTCATCAAGATAGTGGCACCATCTCCATGCATGAGCAAACTACCGCTCCAGCAGAACACTCAGCTTTCGGTAAGGTGTATGTTAAGCCTTACACTGTTGGTGGTCGTACACAGGCTTTGTACTTTAAGGATGATGGCGGCAACGAAACAAACTTGGTTCTTTCTCAGGATCTAGACCCAACCAACCCTATCGACGGTCTTGTTTACGGAGACGGATTTGGAAACACTTATGCTGGCTGGTATACACCAAGTTTTAGAGCCGGTAGTTCTGAATTAAAAACTAATACATTTTATGGTTATGGTGCTGGTGCAAGTATAGATGCAGGATCTGTATCAACCTGTAATATACTAATCGGTTATCATACAGGTAGCGGGTTAGATTTATCAGGTAGAAATACCGTAGTTGGATGCAATAGCCTTTACGGTTATTCAAACGCATATAAGAATGTTATCATTGGTTCAGACAACGTTTCTCAATCTGGTCCTATTCAACCTGATGATGTTCAACCTGACACTATCCAAGACATCATTGTGATAGGTAGAGACCTATACATCGACGAAGTTCCAGACGAAGGCGTACTGGCTATAGGCATAGGAAGTAACCCACTTATTACTGGTAGAGTCGCTTCACCAGACAAACACTTTACGGTAAACGATGGTTATTTTTCTGTCCTAGAAGAGAATCAAACAGAGTTTAAGGTAAGCACTAGTTTTGATTCGCTAAAGCAAAGAAATACGATCAGTATCGACTTGATTGATTATAACAAAAATGGAACTGATTACGCAGAAGATAGTCTTAAGTTTAACTTCACAAACGAAGACGGACTTACAAATACCTTGCTCCAACTTGATCCTCTCGGTGACGCT